AGTACAAAAGGAGTCGCCCATTCAAAAGCCCATGTTGAAATTGTCAAAGTAGAAGAAAAAAAAGAAAGAGAATGGGGATGGTGGGAAAACGAAGGAGGTGAATCAGAAAAACTTACAAAAATTAAGGCTGCTTTTGCGAACGGATGTCCAGATTCTGAGGCTATATTATACGCTGATATTACAGAACGGCAACTATACTACTATCAAAAAATATGTCCTGCTTTTGTAAGGATTAAGTCCGCCCTAAAGGAATTGCCCATAATTAAGGCACGTGAGACGATAATGAAAAACCTTAACGACCCCAAAATTGCTGCATGGTATTTGGAGAGAAAACGTAAAGATGAGTTTTCAACTAAGTCAATTTTAACAACAAGTATTATTGATGGAAGAATTCCAGAAGATGAAACAGAGGCAATTAATAGTATTTTGCTAGGATCTGGATTAAAGAAACTTGATGAGTCTACTATTGATAAAAAAGGTTTAATTGAGGGAGAGGTTGTAGAGATGGATGTTTCAGAGGAAGACACTATTTTATAGCCTAGCCATTAACCACCCTTATAGCCACCCTATAAAAACTATTGATTAAAGCCATAATATTAGACCACTTTTATTATGGCTTTTTTTATTTATGGTTCAATAAGTTTTTAATGACGCTACAATATAATATTGTGCGTCATTCCCGATTTGAAAATCTGGTATAATCATACACGTAAAAACACGAACTTTTCCTTTGGTAGTAATGGTTTTTAATAATTCATACAAAACAAAGAAACCATTTCAATCATTGTACAATTAATATTGTGCGTGATTCAAAAATGCGTGACCCCCCCGAATTTTACATTATTAGTTCTTCTCTCTCCCCCTTCCCCCGAAACATGTTATTCGTTTCCTTCGTCGTGTTATAGTTTCCCATAACATATACTTTTACTTGTAATAAGTAGGTAAGTAATACAAAATTCAATTTAGTTCAAAATAGTTAATCGTCTCGTGTTTACGGTGTCGTGGTTTCGATTGGATTGATTCATTATGTTATTTAATGACCACATAATCTTTCAATCAAAGTTCTCTAGTCTGGTTAATTATATACGCATCCGCATTGATTGCAATATTACTTTATTATATAGTGTAATTATGAAAAACCTACAAGACCTTTTAGAAATACAAGATTATCGTGTGAGCATTTGTAAAAACAATTTCCAATTGTTTTGTATTACTTATTTCAAAGAATTTTTTAAATTCAAAATCCCGAAGTTTCATAAACTTTGGTACAAATTATTTGAAGATCTTAGCAATGGTGAGTTTAGATTCTTTATATTAATTGGTTTTCGTGAGTCTGCAAAGACTTCTTTATGTAAATTATACCTCATGTGGTGTATTTGCTATAAAAAGAGGTCATTTGCAAATTATGTATGTTACGAGAAAGAAACTGCAGGGGATGCATTGTTCGACATAGTTACATGGCTTCAATCAAACAAACTATTGCTTGAGGACTTCGGTTCGCTGTTTCCTGATGTGAGACCAGTTGGGGAAAAGAAACCAGAGAAGAAAAGTATCTATAATTTCGTTACAACAAACGGCGTTAAAGTTGTTGCATCTGGTATTCGTAAGTCCACACGTGGAAAGATTTTTGGTACTGAACGTCCTGATTTATACGTTATTGATGATTTTGAAAACAAAACAACAAAGAAGAGTGCAGCTCTTACAAGAACAGCAATTGGTTTCTTTGAAGAAATGATGTCGGGGCTTTCGGTTGATGCACAGGTACTTTTCCCGTGTAATAAGATATCAGATACGGGAAGCGTTCAATGGTTGATCGAGACAGCGCAGGGGAATCATGATTTTAGATGTTCAGAAATTCCTGTAATGACAAAAGATAATATTTTATATTGGGCTGACAAGTTTTCATTAACTGATGCAGAAGGTAATAAAAGAAATGAAGGGATTAAAGATTCAAAGATGAGAGTTATAAGCCTTCAGTCTTTGCGAAGGACTTTGAATAAAGTAAGGGCAGGGGTGTTTGAACAAGAGATGTTAAACCAGCCATTAGTTGATGGTGAAAGGTTTTTTGACACAAGAAAGATTGATGAACGTATGGCATATTTAAAAACTATAGAGTGGCAAAGTGAGAGTAAAAACATGAACAATTATTTTGAAAAGGCGGATAAGTGGAAGTTTTGGGGAAGATACGATAAAACCCATCGGTACGGTATGGGTGCTGATGTTTCTGAAGGATACGGTCGAGATAGTTCTGTTATTTGTGTGCTTGATTTTAAGACAGGAAAACAAGTAGCTGAATACGAAAGCGATAGATGTCCGCCAGAGTTGCTTGGTAAAATGATGGCGGAACAAGGTGTTGTTTATGGTAATTGTCCAATAGCACCAGAGCGAAACGCTGTTGGTATAGCGACGATTGATAAAATCAAAGCGGAAGGTTATCAAAACCTTTACCGAGAAAAAAGTATTGATAAAATATCAAACCGTCCCGTACAAAAATACGGGTGGCATACCAATACAAAGACAAAAGCGAATATGCTATTTGAGTTCAAAGAATCATTTGAGAATGGTGAAATAGAAATAATGTCTAGACCTCTTTTGCTTGAACTTAGAGCGTTTACAAACTATGATTTAGATATCGTTTCGTTTGATGAAGAAGTTTCGTGTCATTTCGACAGAGTAATTGCCGTATGTATTGCTTGGCAAATGAGGAGAGTAAAACAAATTAAAGAAATAAAGTTTAATCGATAATATATGAGTGAAGAAAACACAAAGAAACATTGCGTTAAGTGTGATACTGAATTGTTTCTTGCAACCGTTGGTGATTCGCTTTTTAAATATTGCCCATATGTTAAGTGTGAGGTTTTTTCTTTATTCCAATTCGGAATTGCTCACGAGACAGAAGAATATCTATAAATAACAAAAATTTATGAATAGAAATAAATACGTCACAATTGTTCTTTGTTTACTTTTTGGAGGGTTGGGCATACACAGGATATATTTAAAGAGTTATGAGATTGGACTTGCTTATATATTGCTATTTGTATTTTTTCCTTATGTAGGGTCTTCCATAGCATTTTTTGAGTGTATATACTTTGCATGCTTATCAAAAAAAGAATTTGACAAGAAGTATAATTGATACAAAAAATTGTATTTTGCTCGAAAAAGATTTATTTTTTAATAAACAGTTTTTAACAAAAAACACTAATGACACAAGAAATTATTTCATCATACAATGCAGAAAGACTTAAATCGCTATCTAATAAAGAGGAGTCTTTAACTAATGAATATTTGGAGAACCTTGAACATCTTCAAACAGAGTTTGTGTTTAATCAGTTTTTCAAAGATGACTCAAGTGATGAAAAGAAAAAACTTAAACTGTTAAACATTTCATATTCTATTCCTTTTTTAGTTGGCGATACATTAAGCGACTATGTTGGAGAACCTCAAAATGAGCTGGGTATATCAATCGAACGTCAAGTAATGGCGTACTCGTGGGGAGGTTATGGAATATTTAATTGCCAATACATTGAGGGAGAATTTAAAGCTGAATACCAAACGCCAGCAGGGTATATTAAACATCCGAATGGAGATGAAGAAGTAATAAACAATTATCAAGCAGAAGAAAACATAACGAAAAGAAAAACATATTACATGTTGGTGACCAGATATTTTAATTCAGAGGGTCGACTTGAGAACAGGTTATATAAAAGAAATGGTGTAAATATTAATTATGGAGGGTTTTCTGGTGATGAAGTTGCATTAGATTCGCTGGACTTCACTAAGGAATTATTGCCTGAGCAAAAAACATTTCTTGATCGGTCTCCGTTGGTGGTAGTACACAACAAGAAAATCAGAGATGAGGTTTATGGAATGTCTGATCTATCAAAAATAGAATCGCTTATATCCTCAATCGAAATATCGAAAGTAAATATACAAGATCAATTCTTGAAACATCTTAGAGCAAAACTTGCTATTCCAACATCTGGTCTTCCTATAGATTCAAAGGGAGTAGTAGATATAAGGAATCTTGAAGCAATAGGAATGGAGGCAGGTGACCCCATCCCACAATATATATTTAATTCAAATCCTTTAATTGAAAAAAGCTTTGAAGATATAGAATCAAATATACGTCAAATTGGAGCAATACTAAAAATACCTACAGAGTTTTTTAACCTACAAGGTACGGGAGGAGTTGAAAGTGCTGAGGCAAAGAACGTTAGAATGTCATCTTTTATTAAGCGTGTTAAACAAATACGAGATAAGTTTACCGTCGCTTATGAGGATATAGTTGAAATTGCAAGAAAATGGGGAGTAAAACTTAAAGATGAAGAGATGATGTGGGGAGAGGTTTTTCCTATCCAAAAGAAAGAGCAAGCGAGTGAATTAAAGTTGGCAAAGGATGCAAATTTAATATCAACAAAGAAGAGTATAATGATGTATCAAGATCTTGATGAAGCGGAGGCGGATGCACAGTTAGAAGAAATAATAAAAGAGAAATTAATGATTGAGAAAGCACTCAATCCACAAAAATTTGAACCAAATAACAACCTACCAGATGGACAGACTAATCCGAAAAATATCCCTATCAAGAATAACAAAGTTGTCAAAGGAAAAAACATTGGAGTTCCTGCACAGAAAGGCACTTAGTGTTTACCCCGTTTTCGTATTGTATTCATTTACAATAATTGCATTACTTTGGTTTGCAAAGAAGGTTTTAATATAATATTATATAAACATAATATATTTAGGCATTTGAGGAGGTTAGTTGCCAACTCATGGTTAATCAAAATTAGAGGATAAAACCAAAATTATCGTCTCACTTGATCGTACTTGTGGGGCGGTTTTTTGGTTTTGTTTGACAACTTTAATAATAATTGATTAGATATATACAACCCGTATTCGTGGTTTCAGTGAACCACGTAAAAATATTTTTTAACTCACTAGACGTATGCAAAAGCCAGACGAAGGAGGAACACCTCCAGCAGCCAAACCTCCAGAAACTACACCTCCAGCTGATGGAAATGATGGCGGAACACCACCAGAAACACCTCCAGCTGATGACGGAAAAGGAGATCTTAATAAAGCAGTTAGAGAAGCCCGTTACGAAGCTCGAAAAGCTAAGGAAGGGAAAGAAGCTGCCGATAAAGAACTTTCAGAATTTCGTCAAAAGGAGAAGGATCGAGAAGAGGCAACACTCAAGCGAAAAGGAGAGTACGAAACTCTTTCGAATAATTTAAAAACTGAGTCTGAAGCTCTAAAGGCTGAAAATAAGGAACTTAAAACATTCAAAGAACAATGGGAAACTGACGCAACTGACCGAATCTCAAAGATGAAAGAAGGTTTGCCAGAAGATTCTCTTGAACTACTCAATGCAACGCTTGAAGGTAAAACGCTTCAACAACAAGAAACGCTTTTACCAAAACTTGTTGATCGTTTCAAGCTTCCGAGTAATATCAATACTCCGCCAACTGGTGGAACTCCTCAAACATCTGAAAATGCTAAAAAGCTTTCTGATCTTGAAGAAAAAAAGAAAGATGCAAAGGAGAAAAAAGATTTTAGATCTGTATTGAAATACGATTCGGAAATACAAAAGATCAAACAAGCGAAATAATTTTAATTCGTAACTGTAACACAAAATGCAAAATACATATTCCGAAGATTACGGAACTCTTAGAGTTCGAGACGTAAATGAAGCCTTCGAAACAATGATCAAAAGCAAACCAACATTTCTTTCAGTAATTGGATACGATACAGACCCACTAAATCGTGTTAAAAATACTAAATTTGAATGGTTGAACGACTCTTTCGCACCTAGCGCTTGGGTTGTAGATGGAGCGAGCGCAATTGCGTCAGCTGCTCTTATTTTTGACGCTAGCTCTGGGCTTCGTGTTGGAGATATTATAGGATTCAAAGCTTCTACAGGTGCTTCTGTAACTGTTAAAGCAAGAATTTTAACAATAAACTCTAATGGAACTGACGTAACAATTGAAAGAATTGATACTGATGTAGAAATTCCTGACAATGCTGTTGCTTTCATGATTGCTTCACCACGTGAGGAAATGAGTGATGAGGAACTTAAAAACAACGGAAAACCAACACAAGGGTATAATTATACTCAAATTTTCAGACGTGATTTAGCGTTGGCTCGAACTTCTGTA